ATGCAAGTAATTAAACACGGATTTTCAATCAAAAATGAGGTTTTAGACATAACCTCTATCAAGCCGGGCGGAAGTGGTAACATGAACGGAAACGATTATCCAGCTTCTACAAAGTTTAGAACTATGAATATTATAGAAGAGCCTTTTGAGGGTACACAAAGAGAAGTAGAAGAGATAGTTGAGTATCAAGTTATCTGCTCTAGTAACAAAGAGGCGGAAGACGTAACAAATCTTCTTCGTAATTTAAGAGCCAAAAAGCTTCCTGTATTTGTAAATACTTCTATCCCTAAACTTTATAGCGGTAGTCAGATTTACACTGCTAAAAGTATAGATTTAGGTTTTGCTTTTTTAGAGTTGAATCGTACACACGATAAAAAGAGTCAATCATAAACCACGATTTTTTTATAAAAAAAATGTGGGAACAACTGAAAGGCGTTAGGGATTAGACCTAGTTAATAAATGTCAAAATAGAATGGAAAATAAGATGTCAAAACATATAACTTATCTTCGCTATTTACAACAAGATATAAACATTTTGTTTAAAACTAATCAAGATGATAAAAAGTTATGTGAGTTGAGAACAAAGAGAGATGATCTACTCTTAAAAATCAGAAATAGTAATAAATCAATATCGCATTAAGAGGCGTAATTTTCTTACTGCGGTATTAATCTATTACGGGGTTTATACTAGCTTATTTTAAAGGTTTTCCATGAAAAAATATACAAAAAAACTTTTAGCTCTTATGGCTATGGGTTTAACTGCTGCACAAGCTCAAGCTGCTTTAGTTGCTCCTACTTTTGCTGCTGATGATGCAATCACTGTCGGTACTGCTGTCCTTGGTGGTCTTGCTCTTATTTGGGCAATCAAAAAAGCTATGAGTATGGCACATTAAATGCCTGTTTTACCAAATATTGATTATGCGGCAATTTCTTATCTCTTTGGGGTTGTAAGTGCTTCTTTAGCTCTTTTTTGGTCAATCAATAAAGCCATTATTATGGCTAAATCTCACTAACTCTTAGGAGTTTTTGGGATTTCTATTTAAAGGTTCTAACATGAAATATTTAATAACTTTATTATTTTTAACAAAATTATTAAATGCTTCTATGCTCCTTGGTGCAAATAGCTACTGTATAGAAGATTTTTATATAAAAGCTGGCTCATTCTATTATCTTCGTTCTGACAACTCGACATGGTACAGCACTACTACAGATACATACACTGCTACTGTAATGCCTAATTTCATTTATGATTCTGCTACGAATCAGTGTAACCCTAATATGTCTTATATTCTTGGTATGCAAGAAACAGAATATAACTTTCTTTTAGGTCTTGTCGGTGTTATTTTTGGTGCTGTCTTCATGTTCTTTACAACTCAAATTTTTATTATGGCAGGCGGCAAAAGATGATTTTAATCGAAATGACTGATATTGTAATTATAAATTATTTTGCAAGTATATTTATAAATTTAACTGCTGTAATCGCTCCTCCTTTTGGTGCTTTAGCACTTGTTAGGCATTAATATGAAAAAGATACTTTTTTTTATCTTTTATCTTTTATCTTTTTCTTATGCTGATACAGTATCTTTAGGTCAGCATCAATCAACTTCTTGGGGTTCTGTAGAAGTTACTCAAATTATTTCTAATAATCCAGCTCGTACAAATTGTTGGTCTTCTGATGGTGTTAATCCATCTTATTCCGGTTCTAGTTCTGTTTCTGGTGGTACTAAATTTAATTTAACTTATCGTATTCCTTTTGGGCCTGGAGTTACTCTTTGTGAGAGTACCTCTTATTATGCTATACAGTGTTCTGCAGGTTCTGAAATTATAAACGGCTCTTGTCAGATTCCTCCTACTTGCTCTGCTGGTCAACAGTGGAATTCTGAAAACGATATATGTGAGAATATTCCTGATTCTGATTCTGATAGTGATGGTACCCCCGATAAATGCGATACTTCTTTTGCTAATTATGCTTCATCTGATTGTGATGGCGATGGCATTCCAAATTCTACCGATAATGATATTGATGGCGACGGTTCTGCAAACAATATGGATGTTGATGAGAATGGCGACGGCATTCCTGATTCTAGTGATCCAAATAGTGCTAAGTTTAACACTGCTTGTCAAGGTGCTGATTTTTCTACTAATACCGTTTACGGCACGCCTCATCCTGTTTCTGAATATTCATACAAAGGTGTTATGACTCCCTCAAGTTGTCTTGCTCAAACCGATAATCCTAATATTGATGGTTCTTTGATTTTTAATGACAAAAATTCTAATTGTTATAATACTTATTGTTACATTCATACTCTTACTTCTGCTTGTAACTATTATGCTTCTGACTACATCCCTGATGGGAATCTTTGGACTCGTAAATTAAACGTTTCTTCTGCTACTCAATGTGCCTCTTATGTAGATAATGTTCTATATTCTGATAAAGTTTTTGTTGTTCCTGATGCTTCTGCTTGTCCTGACCACAAATATTGTTTTTTAAAACGTGTTCAACCAACACCTTTAACAGATGGTACAAATTCAGAAACTTCTGATGCTACTATGCAGTCGCCTGACTTAAATTCAACTTCTGCTGATTTATCTCCTTTGCTTCAAGCCAGTAACACGACTAATTCGCATTTAAAAGATTTAAAAGATAAAACTGATATTACACATACTAAGCTAGAAGATTTAAAAACTACTGCAAACAGTATTTTAAATGCTAATACAGATATGAGTTCTATTTTAAGCGGTATAAAAACTAGCTCTGACAAATCCGTTTCTAATTCTCTTGAGGCTTTATCTTCTTTAGGTTCTATCTCGGATGGTATATCAGCTTCCAACGTCGCTTCCGTTGCTACTAATGCTAATTTAATTGGTATTGGCGACAAAATAGATACATCAAATACACTTTTGACAGATATAAAAAATAATAGTGAGGCTATAAATGATTCTCTTAATCCTGATACTTCATCTTTGATTGATGGTGCTTTGGGATATTTAAATGCTTCTAAAGATGTATTACAAAGTGCTCAAAGTGGTTTTTCTCAAATTTCTTCCGACCTTACAAGTATGCAAAATAAAATTGCTGGCGGTTTTGTTGCTGATATTTCTTCTGGTGTTGATCCTGATTTATCTTTTTCTTTTCACGGACAAACTATTAATCTAGGTTTATGTGGTGCTTTTTCTCAATTTGCAGGTGTTTTGTATTTTCTTTTTACAATTCTTTTTCTTATTACCGGATTACGTTTCTTTTGGTATGGCTTTACATTAACAGTTTAGGAGTAAAAAGATGCCTTATGTATTAACTTATTTATTTGGAGAAATTGGAGCTTTATACTTTAAGAAAATGATATATATAGCTTTAATTACGACTTATTTTTTAGCACTTGGTGGTATGATGGTTTCTTTTTCAATAGCTTTTTTTTATTTTTACGACCAAGTTCAAAATGTTTTGAATATGATTAGTTCAGGTTCTATTTCTTCGTCCGTTCCTAAATTTCTTGGTTTATTGAATTGTATTGGTTTCACTCAGGCTTTTAATGATACTAAATCTGTTTGGCTATCTGGTATTACTTTTATTATGTCAAGAATAATGTTTTCGTACGCCTTCAGAGTTTATCATATGTTTTTGATTCTTTTACAACCATTATTGACAAAATAATATTATGATTAGTTTTTTTACAGGTGTTCCGGGAAGCGGTAAATCATATTATGCAGTTGATAAAATATTCAATAATTTTTCTGATGATGTTGAAGCAAAAAAAGATAAAAAAGCTACATATACCAATTGCTACACAAATATAAATGAGTTTAAATTTGACAAAGTACATGACGTATTTCCGCTTGATTTTGACGAATTAAAAAAACATTTAACTACTTTACATAAATATTATAAAGATAAAAAAGATGATGAGTTTCTAATCGAAAAATGCAAAGAGTATAATATTTATAATACTCTCTTTATTGTTGATGAGGCTCATAATTTTTTTGATACTAGAGATACTGTTCTTATTTGGTGGCTTTCCTATCATCGTCACTTGTTTCACGAAATTATTTTAATTACTCAAAATCTTGCCCTTATAGAGTCTAAGTATAAAAGCTTTTCAGAGTTCTTTTATAAAGCATTTCCACAATCTCTTACACTTTTTAAAACTCATTTTAAATATAATGTTTATTGCTCTAGTCGTATGTCACTAGTCTCAAAATCCGGTTCTATAAAAATAAAGCGAAATAAAAAAGTATTTGAACTTTATAAGAGTGGCGATTCTATAAATGCTCAAAATATAATATTGAAATTTATTTTTATTTCTCTTTTCTTTTTTGTTGCAGCTGCTGCCATTTTCTTTTGGTTTATTTCTTCTAAAAATGCTTCTGTCTCTGCTCCTGATTCATTAACCGATAACAATATCTCAAAAGCCGCTGATTCAAGTACTCGCACATCATCACATCAAACATCGCAAATACCGAATGGTCCTGCACAAATAAAAAATGATAATGTAGTTTATTTGGGTAAAGATTCAGATAAGTATAGAGATGCAAAATTTATAGCTTTTTCTTGTAACACTTCAATCTGTTACAATCAAACTTTTTCTCTTCCTGTTCCTCTTGTCACTCAATTTATAAAATCAAATAATATGAATCTTCTCTACTCTCAAAACATCAATAAAAATTATATAAAGCTCTTCATATCATGTTCTGAAGATTTTTATATATTTTTAAATTCAATCTCAAATCAAGGAAGTGACACACATGAAGAAAAATCTCTTGTTAATGGTTTTTTTAATACTGCTCCAGCTCCAATTACTCAAGGCAGATGAAAATCTAAAAAGTATAGCTTTAGTTGATTTTGTGCAACTCGTATCTACAAACAACAATATCAATATATTCGTTGATGAAGAGTTAAAAAAAGAGGGAATTTCGCTATTTATACCAAATGAGTTAGATCCTACAAATCTCTTTTTTTTGTTCAAAAACTCTATGCAAAAACTCGGCTATGTTGTATCGCAATATGACAGTATTTATTATCTAAGTAAGAATCAAAAAGAGCTTTATACCTATTTTATAAAACTCAAATATAACTCTTTTGATAATGTCTCAAAATATCTCTCTTTTAAAGGAATAAAATATCAATTTATTGACTCTATAAATAGTTTTTTAGTCTTTTTGGAATCAGACAACATAAACTCTATAAAAAATGAGATAAATCGCATTGATGCACAACTAAATCAAGTTACTCTTAAATTTACAATTATTGAATTTAATGAAAATGATTTACGTGAGCAGGGATTTACTCATAATTCTCTTTATACTTCAGCAGCTGCAGAGCAACAAAATGTTTTAAACTCTTTTGTTCTTCCTTTTCAGTCTGTAAAGCCTATCTTTCCAAATACTACATTTTATGGAGCATTAAAATTATTTGAAGAGCTTAAATTATTCAACATAAATCAAGATCCTTACATTTTGGTCCAGCATGGTAAAGATTTTACTTTTACAGCAGTTACAAATATTCCTTACCAAAGCAGCAAAACGATAACTCAAGCTTCTAACTATTCAAATCAAACAACTATAGAGTACAAAGATGTAGGTCTGAAAATACTCGGTAAATCTCTAATTTATGATGATTATGTAAATCTTGATTTAGATTTAGTTATAGAGGATATTTTAAACACTACCGACAACATCCCTACGACATACAAACGGCAATTAAAATCAAATACTAATTTAAAATTTGGCGAAGTACTTTTACTTAGTGGTATCAAGCAAACAAAAAAGCAAAATAACAGTATAGAAGTACCTTTTTTCAGCTCTATACCCTATCTTGGAGAGGTTTTTAAATATAAAAGCTTATCAGATATCAAATCTAATATTTCTATCGCTATAGAGGTTGTTAGATGAGTATTTACAATCTAGCCGCCTTTTCTTCTTTGCACCTTTTGAGCTTGCGAAAAAGTGCAAAAAGATGGCGGCTCTTGTCCACTTAACAAAAGTTTACGGATACATCAAAAAAAGGAAGTGACACAATGTATGGTTTATCAAAACACGATTTAAAAAATATCCAGTCTAAGATAGATAATCAATCTGATTTTTTAGAGGATAATTTTTTTACTACTAATTCAGGTCAGATTAAAAGTCTTAAAGATATTTCATTCTCTGCTAATCATAGCGTTAGATATTACGCTCAATTATCTAACAAGATTGACACTATGACAAAAACCGCTATGAGTCAAGGTCTGCATAGCTGTTTTTTAACTATGACTTTAGACGGTTATTTTAGAGATTTACTTCATGGAGATTATGCTAGATTTGATAAATTGAGCCATGAAGATAAAAAGATTGCTCTGCAGAGTGTTCCATCTACTGAAATACTAGGCGAAGTCCGTCAGAAGATAGAGGCTCGCAAAACTCTTACTATCAAAGATTTATACAATATCCTTAATCATCAAACAAAGAGATATTTACAGAGCTACGCTTTTAAAAAGTTAAAGAAGTCTAATTTAGACTATATGTACATCAGAACGGTTGAGCCTCATAAAGACGGTGTGCCGCATTTCCACATGATGTTATATATCCCTACTGAACACATAGAGCAGTTTAAAAAAGATTTTGTGAAGTCGTACCCTGCTCCACGTAATAGAGCCAAAATTAAAGGTTCCGAAGAACTTGAATGTTTTCAAACAGATATCAGAGATACAACTGCGTACATTATGAAATATATTTTAAAGTCATTCATGGACGTAAAAAAGCAAAAAGAGATAGATTATGTACAAGCTTGGTATATCAAGCATAGGATTATGCGTTGTGTCACTTCTCGCTCTCTTGTTCCGCAATGGGTTTATCAAAAGGCTTATGCGTTTGAAAGTGATTGGTTTCATCTTACGGACTTAATGAAAGATAGTAGTAATCACGTTGAATGGAGCAGAGAAGATAATTACTTTTACTTTATTGACAACTACACACAACGAGAATTAATCTATCAGTACGGTAAATATCAAGTTGTTTATCAAGACAGAGTTATCAAAGAGATTGGCGAAGTCAAAGAAAAAAGAGTCAATTTTAAAGTTTATGATAAAACTCCTACAAAATGGACTAAAAAGCAACGTCCTATCATTGACGTTATTCATGGCGAACAGTTTATCTATTTTAACGGTAAACATTCAAAACCTACACTACAACCTTACCAGATGAAAAATTTACAACTCTATGACTACTTTCAAAATTTAGATATTGAAACTTGCGATTTAAAGCACTATGCAAATACTAAAAATATTTTGATAGATAGAGGCTTGCTAGATGAACCAAAAATTAATCTAGCTGCATATCAAGATGATTTTTTTAAATTTGAAAGTGAGGTGTTTTAAGATGAAAAAGATTTTAAATTTATATTGTGGTATCGGTGGCAATCGTAATCTATGGGGAGATGAATATCAAGTTGTAGCAGTTGAAATAGATGCTGATATTGCTGCTATTTATCAAGCTTTATATCCTACTGATATTGTAATTGTTGGTTGTGCTTTACAATATTTAATGCTACATTGGAGAGAATTTATTTTTATTTGGGCTTCTCCTCCTTGTCAATCTCATTCGAGAATGAGACAATTTTTACAAGTTCAGTGTAGACAGCATCAAGCAATATTTCCTGATATGACGCTTTATCAAATAATAATTTTTTTAAAACATAATTTTAATGGTCTTTGGGTTGTTGAAAATGTTAAACCATATTATGATCCTTTAATAAAACCTGATTTTGAACTGCAGCGTCATTATTATTGGTCTAATTTTAAAGTAGAAAAAAAAGATTTTAAAAAATCTAATTTAAGAGCTGCTCAAATAAAAGATTTACAGGAATATCTTGGAATTGATTTATCAAATTATAAACTTCCAAATAAAAGACAAGTTTTAAGAAATTGTGTTTTGCCTGAAATTGGTAATTATATTTTAGAAAGTGCTGCTTTAAATGATTAAATTTATAACTATCCAAAAATTAGCTCAAATTGTCGGTATCGATA